TGGTTCGTCGAGCTGCTCGAGCAGATCGTTCGAGCGGGCGCTCGCGCGGAGCGTCGCGCGATGAAGGGCTCGGGCTGATGCTGCTCGTGCGCACCGCCGTCGCGCCGTCGCCGATCGAGGGCCTTGGCCTGTTCGCGCGGCAGTCGATCGCGGCCGGCGAGGTCATTGCGCGCTGGGATGGGCGCTTCGGCTGGTCGTGCACCGACGAGGAGCTTCGCGCGCTGCCGTCGCATGCGCAGGAGTTCGTGTGGCGCTACGGCTGGCGCGGCACCGATGGCCGCTGGCTCGTCAGCGTCGACAACAGCCGTTTCCTGAATCACAGCTTCGCGCCCAACACCATCGTCACCGTCGAGGCCGGAAACCAATTCGTCTCGACCGCTGCGCGCTCCATCGCCATCGGGGAGGAGATCACCGAGGACTATCGCCAGTTCGATCCCGACTTCGCCGGGTACGGAGAGGGCTGGCGGTGAAGAAGCCCGAGTGCCACATCTCGGTCTCGCGCGAGCTCGGGCAGGAGCTCGCAGAGCTCGCGCGACGCATCGACCGCCCGATGAACTTCCTCGTCGAGCGTGCGTGGCGCATCGCGCGAAAAGAGATCGTCGCCTTCGTCGAGCTGTACGAATCGATCGAGGCGGCCGCGCTGCAGGCCGAGCTGGACGACGGCGGCGGCGAGGAGATCTTGCGATGACCGCCATCGCGCCGCTCTACCCGTACCAGCGCCGCTGGATTGAGGACCGCTCGCCGCGGAAGGCGGGTCTGTGGACGCGCTCGGGCGGGAAGACGCACGCCGTCATGCTCGAGGCGGTGATCGACTGCCAGCTCGCCGACGCCGAGAAGAAGCCGGCGCCCTGGTTCTGCTTCTCGGCGGCCGAGGTGCAGACGCGCGAGATGATCCGCTACGCGGGGATCCACGCACGCGCGATCGGGCTCGCGAGCGAGATCACCAACGAAGAGCACTTCGTGCGCGACGAGCGTGGCGACGGCAAGGTCACGATGCTCGCGATCAATTTCGAGCACGGCTCGCGCATCGTCGGACTCCCCACGAACATCTTCTCGATTCGCGGCAAGCACGGCAACCTGATCGGCGACGAGGCGGGCCACTGGCCGAACGCCGAGGAGCTCTCGGGCGCCGCGATGCCGATCGCATCGCGCGAGGGGCGGAAGATCCGGCTCGTCGGCACCCCGAACGAGCGGCGCGGCCCGTTCTACGAGATCATGAGCGGCGCGCGCGAGGGCTGGTCGCTCCACCGCGTCGATGTCCACCAGGCAATCCGCGAGGGCTGCCCGATCCGGCTCGAGGACGTCTACGCGGCGATCGGGCGCGGCCGGAAGTTCAACACGGAATACGGCCTCATCTTCGAGGACGCCGAGAGCCGCCTGATCCCGATCGAGGCGATCGTGCCCTGCGAGGACGAGGGCGTTCTCGTGGTCCCGTTCCTGCGCATCGGTGGCGCGCGCGAGTGGCGCCGCTTCGTCGACGCCGACCCGCTCGAGCTCGCGCCGTCCGAGGGCTACGACCACGTGAACGCGTGGAAGCGCCTCTTCGCGCCGCTGAAAGGCAAGACGCTCTATGCCGGCTACGACGTCGCGCGGCGGCGCGATCTCGCCGTGCTCTCGATCATCGAGCCCGACGGCCCGCTCCGCCGCGTGCGTGCGCGCATCGCGTTCGAGAGGCGGAGGTTCGCCGAGCAGCGCGCGGCGCTGTGGGCGGCGCTCGAGCACTGCCGCCGCGCGTGCATCGATGCGACCGGCATCGGCGCGCAGCTCGCCGAGGAGACGGTCGAGAAGTTCGGGGAGGCGCGGGTCGAGGCGATCGACTTCGGCTCGGCGGTGAAGGAGGACATGGCGACGCGCGTTCTCCGCCAGTTCGAGGACCGTTCGATTCGCGTTCCGTCCGAGCCCGAGCTCCGTGAGTCGATCCACTCGATTTACAAGATCACGACGGCGGCGGGAAAGACGCGCTACGACGCGGACGCGACCGAGGAGACCGGCCATGCCGACGACTTCTGGGCGCTCGGCCTCGCGCTCCTCGCCGCCGGCGACGGTGCGCACGAGACCTGGATGGCGAGCGCAGGCAAGCGGGCTTGGACGCGTGAGTTCACCGACTGGCGCGGCGACGGCGCCGGCGGCGCGCGGAGGTATTTGTGAGCCGCCTCGGCATCGGCCCGGCCATGGCTGCCTTCTGGGCGTCGCAGGCGCACGGGCGTGCCTTGGAGATCCCGCGTCGCAACGAGATGGGCGAAGCGCTCCTCGCGAGGATGCGCGAGCTCACGGGCGACGAGAGCCCCGAGGCGAAGATCCCGAACGCGAGCGAGGGCCGGCCGCCGCAGACGATCATCACCATCGCGCCGTCGCGGAAGATCGCGCGCTTCTATCCGACCGACGGGCTCGATCCGCGCCGCCTGCAGGAGATCCAACGGCTCGCCGATTTTGGCACGACGTTCCTCTGGCAGGAAGTGCTCGACGACGTCGCCTGCGACGCCCACGTGCAGTCGCAGCTTCTGAAAATGAAGATGTCGGTCGCCGGCGCGCCGGTCGAGCTCGAGCCGGGGGACGAGAGCGACAAGGCGGCGGAGATCGCCGAGGCGGCCGAGCTGTTCTGGAAGCGCATCCCCGACTCGGCGCAGATGGTCGCCGACCTCCTCGACGCCGAATATCGCGGCTTCGCGGCGGTGCAGCCGGTCTGGTACGAGGACGCCGGCGCCTGGTGGATCGAGCAGTGGGAGGCGATCGAGGCGCGCTTCTTCCGCTTCGTCGAGGGGAACACGCCGCTCATCGAGACGCTCGAGAACCCCGCGGGCGAGCTCATGCCCGAGGGGCTCCTCTTCCACGCGGTGCGCGATCGCGCGGGCCTGATCTGTCGCGGCGGCGCGGGCCGCGTGATCGCGAAGCCGTGGCTCTACAAGAGCTACAACCTCATCGACGGGATGAGCTTCATCGAGCGGTTCGGCCACCCGCATGTGCAGGTCGAGCTCCCGCCGAACGTGAAGGAGGGCTCGCCCGAGCTCGAGCGCGCCAAGGGCGCCGCGCGTGCGCTCATCGCCGACCAGATCGGGCTCGTTCCCGCCGGCGTGAAGGTGACGATCCTCGAATCGATCACGAAGGCCGCGACGGTGCGCGACGTCTACCTCGCGTTCATCGAGTACCTCGACGCAGCGATCTCGAAGGCCATAAACGGCGTCACCGCGACCACTGAGCTCACCCGCACCGGCGGCGCGCTCGGCGTCGGCGGCGCGGCCGAGGTGCAGGAGCGCGCCGAGCAGCAGCTCGTCCAGCTCCGCGCCGCTCGCATTGACCAGATGCTCACGACCGACCTCATCGGCCCGTGGACGGTCTGGCACTACGGGCCGCAGGCGCCAAAGCCGCGCCTTCGCCACCTCGTCGAGCCGCCGACCGACGAGAAGGCCGAGGCCGAGACGCGGAAGACGCGCGCCGAGACGCTCAAGGTGCTCGCCTCGATGAAGATGCCGATCGCGGTGCGCCAGGTGCGCGACGAGTTCTCGCTCGTCGAGCCGGAAGCGGGCGAGGAGACGCTCGGCGTCACCGAACCGCCCGCGCCGCCGGCGCCGGGCGCCCCGCCAATTCCACCGACGGGGAACGAGGGCGAGGAGATGCGCGGCTCGGGCGTCTGCCCGAACTGCAGCTCGCACATCCTCCTCGCCGACGCGCAAAAAAAAAAGCGGGCGATGAGCTGGGGGACGTAGAGGAGATCGCCGCCCGAGCGCCCGAGCGCGCGCGAGCGGCCGTCGAAAGGCTGAACGATGAAGTGCTCGAGCTGGTCAAGCGGGAGGGTCCGATGAACGCGAAGATGGTCGTGTTCGCGCTGCTCACGTCGAGCGCGGTGCCCGAGCTCGGGCGCGCGGCGGCGGAGTCGATGCTGCGCGCCGACATGCTCGCGCGCCTCGAGGCGGCTTCGCACGCGCCCGATTCGATTCGGCTCTCGGCGATGGGGACGCCCTCGTTCGCGGGGCTCCCGTTCGAGGAGGCGAAGGCGTTCTTTCGCCGGAAGACGGCGATGACGCCGCCCGAGCTCGACGCCCTCGAGGACCGCTACAAGTCGAAGGGCTTCGGCATCGCCGGTGTGCACGCGCGCCAGGTGCTCGAGGAGGCGCACGGCGCGCTGTTCGACGCGATCGCCGACGGGGCCGCCGAGAAGGACACGCTCGCCCGCATCCGCGCCTCCTTCGCGAGCGCCGGCGTCGACTCGCCGACGTCGTTCCAGCTTCAAACGACGTTCGACAACGCCGTGCTCGGCGCCTACGCCGGCGGCCGCTACGCGCAGCTCACGCATCCCGACGTGGCGCGCGCGCGGCCGTTCTGGCAGTACCGCACCGCCGGCGACAACCGCGTGCGCCCGACGCACCAGGCGATGAACGGCCGCGTCTTCCCGTCGGACTCGCCCGTCTGGCAGACCTGGTTCCCCCCGAACGGGCACCGCTGCCGGTGCGGGGTCGAGTCGCTCTCGCGCGGCGAGCTCGAGGCCCGCGGGCTCACCGCTGCCGACGACGTGCCGGCGCGCATCGAGACCGAAGACGGCAAGCACGTGCACATGATCCCCGATCCCGGCTTTTCGGGCTCGCCGGCGACGCAGGTCGCGGCCGACGAGACGGTCGACGGGATCCGGTTCGAGGCGCGTCGCACCGGCGCGCTCAGCCAGGGCGCAGGCGATCTCAACCGCGCCGCCGATCCGACGCGCCGCCGCCGGGTCGAAGCCTTCGCAGGGCTCTCGCCCCACGACGTCGAGCGCCAGCTCGAGCGGACGCCGGTGTTCAACGTCGAGCTCGCTCGGCCGCCGCTCGCGCATGGCGAGCTCGAGGTCGACTGGCACATGTACTCGCAGAACCTCGACACCGCCGAGCAGCTCGTCACGCGGCTCGTGCAGGAGAAAGGGCTCTATCGGCTGAAAGATCGCATCGCCGTCTCCGCGCGAGCGACGTTCTTCTCGGGCTGGGATGGAGCGCACTGGCCCGATCCCGAGGTCGTCTACGACGACGCGCTAGCGCACCGGATGGGCCTCGCCGCCGGGGCGACGGTGGCGAGCTCGACCGAGTATGCCTTGCGTCTTCGGGTGCACCCCGGCGAGCTCGAGCACGCGCTCGCCTTCCTCGAGGCGAACGGCGAGCGCGGCGAGGGCAAGTCGCCCGTCCGTCGGGCGTGGGACATCCAAGACGTCCGCGTGCGCGGCGGCGCCGGTGCGCATCTTCCCGACGGCGCGAAATGGAAGCGCGCCTTTCGGAACGTGCGCGCCACCGACGGCGGCCGCGAGATCGTGACGCTCTCGCGGGGGCCGCTCCCCGGCTTCGACCGGGCGGAGGCGATCGCCGTCAACGCTTCGCTGTGGGGGGTGCTCTAGTGCTGCGCTTCGTCGCCGCGCTGCTCGTCGCGGGGGTACTTCCCGGCCATCCGGGGGCTGTCGCTGCGCACGAACGCGCCGCCGAGAAGGACGTATTCGCGGCCGTCGCGGAGCAGGAACGGTCGGCCGAGCTCGGGGTCGAAGGCTTCGGCGAGGCCGAGCTGGTCGCGGCAGGCGGCGCAGATCACCCGAACCGGGGGCAGGAGCAGCTGCGCCGCCCACGGCCCGAGGTGCTCGGTGTCCACGTCCACCGGCTCGCCACACTGGCACGGGTACAGGGCCACGGGATCAGCCTAGGCGACCGGCTCGGCGGGGTCAACCGCGCCGCCGTGATCTTTCGGCTGAGCAGACGCTCCGCTGCCGGACCCCTCGTCCATCCATTGATCCGGTTTGGCACGGCCAAAAGCGGCGTCGGGGACGCTCTGGGCACGGCGCTCCGCGTTGCGCTCGATGAGCCGGCGCTGACCATCCTCGAACTTCGCCCTGCTTTCGGGCGACATGGCCGCGAGCCGGGACGCGTGTTGGGCACGGCGCCGGTCACGGGCCACCTCGCGTGGCAGCAGGCCCTTGCCCGGCAGAAGCTCGGGGTATTTGGCTGCGATGCGCTCCCGCGTGGCGCGCTGGGCGCCACAGGGATCTTCGCCTGGCAGCTCCTCGCGCTCGGCAGCTCGGGGATCGAGCGGGCAGACGTTGCACGAACAGGACTCGAACGACGGGCACTCGCGGAAGGGCTCTCGCATGGGGGGCTCCTTGCGTACGCGGCGCAGCTGCCGCGCGAGCCCCGTCTTCTACGGGAAGGAAGCTACCCTACCAAACGTTTTCAACCGCGAAATACCCTTCCGTTCTCTCACCGCGGGCCCGTCGGCCACCGCGCCACGAAAAACGCTTTTCAGGAGGTCGCGTAAATGCAGCCAGTCACCGATGCGGGGCTGATCCTGTCCGCGCGCCATGCGGTTGCGGTCGCCAAGCCGACCGTGCACCAGGAGCTCGACGACTTCATCGTCGTCAACCCGCTGAACGGGGATCTCCTCGCGACCGCGCTCGTCAACGCGGCCGCCATCCACGACGCGCTCGTCTCGCACTTCGCCGACGCGGGCGCGACGGCCATCGTCGATGCGCCGCACCGCCTGGCCGACGCCGGCGCCGAGGTCGCCGCGCTGATCGCCGCCGGTCACCCGGCCGACCAGCCCGGTCTCATCGCCTGGATCGCGCTCGCGAAGGCGGCGCTCATCGCCCACGGCAACCGCGCGGGCGTCCACTTCACGAACGACGCCGGCGCCGGCGGCACCGGCTTCGCGCTCGCCCACGATCCGCCGGTCTCCGTCGGCGACTGCAACGACGATCTCGCCTCGCTCAAGACCGGCTACAACACGCACGTCGATCTCGCGAGTCTCCTGTGAGCGGGGGCGTGCACAAGGAGAGGGCGTTCCACGTCGTCGAGGGCCTCGCGCTCTTCTCGGCCGGCGTCGCCGACGGGAAGGCGGCGCCCGCCGAGATCGAGATCATCCGCGAGGGCCAGATCGCCGACGGGCCGAAGCCGATCCCGATCACGAGCGAGCACATCCGGGAGATGGTCGCGAACTTCTCGGCGCTCGTCGACGAGCCGCCGGTCGATCGCGAGCACGAGAGCGCGCTCGCCTTCAACGAGGCCGGCGCGCGCGGCTGGGTGAAGTCGCTCCGCGCGGCGCCGTCGTCGAAGACGCCGAAGAAGCTCTCGCTGTACGGCGCGATCGACTGGACCGCCGAAGGAACCGACGACGTCGTCGGCAAGCGCTACCGCTACGTCTCGGGCGGCGTGGTGTGGCAGCGGAAGGATCCGGAGACCGGCAAGTCGCTCGGCGCGGCGCTCGATCACGTCGCGCTCGTCAAGAACGCTCGCGTGAAGGGCATGGCGCCCCTCACGCTTTCTGCCGGCGCCGCCGGCGAGGAGAATCCCATGAACGAAGAGCTCAGAAGCAAGCTCGTGCTCCTCTTCGGCGCCGCGAAGGACGCCGACGAGGTCGTGCTGCTGTCGCACGTGCAGAAGTACGAGAAGGAGATCGTCGCGATCGCGAGCGGCAAGGGCGCGCCGCTCCTCTTCCTCGGTGCGGAGCCGCTCGCGCGGCTCGGCCTCGACGGGGCCGCGACGTTCGTCGAGGTGAAGGGCAAGATCAACGAGCTCGCGGGCAAGGCGGGCGAGCTCGTGACGCTCGGCGCCCGCGTGGTCGAGCTCGAGACGAAGCAGCTCGAGGCGGAGGTCGACCAGGTGATCGCGGAGTTCAAGGCGGCGCCGGCCGAGCGGGCGGAGCTGCTCGAGCTCGCGCGGTCGAACGTGAAGCTCTTCCGCGCGCTCATCAGCAAGCGCGAGCCGATGTCGCCGGGTCGCGCCGGTCTCCGCACGCCGAAGGACAAGGCGCGCGGCGACGTCGCGACCGAGAAGGCGAAGGCGCAGAAGAAGGCGATCGCCGACTTCATGGCGTCGAACAAGGACGCGACCTACACGGTCGCGCTGATGGAGTGCTCGAAGGCGGATCCGGTCCTCTTCGCGCGCGACGCGGCCGAATTCCGCACGGAGGAGGTCTAAGCCCATGAGCCAGAACATCCTCCAAGATCTCGGCCACGCGCTCATCAAGAGCTTCATCGCCGACGCCGACATCGCGCGCCACCAGGCGGTGAAGTTCGGCATCGACGAGGCGCACGTCACGCCCGCCGGCGCGAACGACGGGGCGCTCGGCTTCTCCCTCTACGACGTGAAGGCCGGGCAGGACTGCCCGGTGCATCTCGAGGGCGGCGTCGGCTATGGGATCGCCGCCGGCGCGATCCCGCCCCTCGCGAAGCTCGTCGTCGCGGCGGGCGGCCACGTGACGTCGGCCAGCGATCCGCCGGTCACGAAGATCGAGGCGGGCCTCGTGCCCGCCGCGAACTCGGCCTTGCTCGTCGAGAAGGCGCGCCAGCTCGTCGCGGTCAACGTGACGGCGGCGGGGGTGGGCAAGCCGACCGGCCCCTACGCGTTCCTGCCGAGGGGCACGGCGCCGGCGGCGAGCGGGCAGTGCTCGCTCCACGCCGACGGGACGAAGGTCGACTTCCTCGCGGGCGACGGCGTCGCCGCCGTCGACGTCGAGTACGAGCCGCTCTCCGAGCAGAACGTCGTCGCGACGGCGCTCGGCGTCGCGGCCGAAGAGGGCGACCTCATCCCGATCCTCATCAACCGCGAAAGCAAGAGGGGGCAGTAAGCCATGGCCATCGAACCCGGCTCGCTCTATCAATCGCCGCTTTTGTCCAACGTGGCGGTGAACTACAAGAACCGCACCTTCATCGCCGAGCGCGTGCTCACGCCGCTCTCGGTGCCGAAGCTCGAGTGTCAGTACCTCGAGTGGGATCGCGCGGCGCACTTCAAGCTCGCGCAGACGCGCACGACGCCGAACGCGGCGCCGGGCCAGCTCGAGCTCAAGGCGACGAAGAAGTCGTTCACGCTCGGAACGCACGCGCTGTCGGATTACACCGACGAGCAGGAGCGCGCGCTCGCCGGCCCCGGCATCGCGCTCGAGGCGTACAAGACGGAGGCGCTCACCGCCGCGATGCGGCTCCGCCTCGAGCACGACGTCGCGAGCGCGCTGCGGGATCCGACGCAGATGCCGCTCAACACGACGGTGGTGGGCAACGATCAGTGGGACGACTACGTCCACTCGGATCCGGCGTCGCAGATCCTCGAGCAGGCCGATCGGATGCTCATCAAGCCGAACGTGTTCATCGGGGGCCGGCGCGTGATCACGGCGCTCCGCCGCCACCCGAAGATCCTCGACGTCACGAAGTACACCGAGCGCGGCAAGGTCTCGATGGAGGCGCTCGCCGACTACCTCGAGGTCGACGAGATCCTGACCGGCGAGGCGTTCGTCGACACGGCGGCGCTCGGGCAGCCCGAGTCGAAAGACTACGTGTGGGGCCTCGACGCGATCCTCGGCTACCGCACGAAGGAGACGCCGTCGCCGCTCATGGACCAGCCCACGCTCGGCTACCTGCCGCGCTGGGGCACGGGCTCGATCGGGCCCGACGGCTCGGCGATGGCCGGCGCCGCCGCGGGTGCGCCGCCCTGGCGCGTCTACACCGCGCGGAACCCGTTCGTCGGCACCGGCGAGGGCTCGACCTTCGTCAAGGTGGAGACGTCGCACGGCGTGCTGCTCTCGGGCGCGGCCGTGATGGGCTACCTCTTCAAGAACGCGGTGAGCGCCTGATGGACGCCGCGTCGATGAAGAAGTACCGGGTGCGTGACGGCAACAGCATCACCATCCGGCGCGAGGGCGAGAAGAGCTCGCGCTACGTGAAGGAGGGCGAGCTCGTCGAGCTCACCGAGGAGGAAGCGCGCGCGATGCCGTGGGCGGTGATCTTGCCGCCGCCGGAGCTCACCGAGGAGGAGGCGCGCGCGATGCCGAGGGCGCCGGGCAAGGGCAAGGTCAAGTAGGTGGTGGCGCTCGGCGGCGGTGACGTGTTCGGTGGGGGGCCGGGGGGCTCCGACCACCGGGCGGGCGGCGGCGCCGCCGCCGAGCGTGCCAGTTCCTCGAAGGGGATCTGAACGAGATGTCCTACGCAGCTCGAGCGGACCTGAACCTCGACGACGTGCGCCTCGCGGAGCTCACCGACTCCGCGAACGCGCAAGGCGTCGTCGATGTCACGCTCGTGCAAAAGGCGCTCGACGACGCGACGGCGTGGATCGAGGACATGCTCCGCGGAAAGTACCTCGTGCCGCTCGTGCCGGTGCCGACGGTGATCCGGCTCGCCTGCCGCGATCTCGCCCGCTACTTCCTCTACGCACGTCGCGAGACGATGCAGATGCCCGACTCCATCCTCGACGATCACATGCGCGCGCAGAAGCTCGTCGAGTCGATCGGGCGCGAGGATTCCGACGTCGTCCTGCCGTGTCCGCGCGCACGCGCCGACACCTCGCCGTCGCCGTCGGGCGGCGGCCTCGAGCAAGGCATCCGCCGCAAGTTCGGGCGGAAGCGGGATCCGCTCGCATGAGCGTGACGCTGCGCAAGCAGATCGATACCAGCCGGTGGGAGGCGCCGCTCCGCGACGCCGCGCGCCGCGCCGGCGATCTCACGCCGGTTCACCGCCAGATCGGCGAGCTCCTCACGAACGTCGTTCACCGGAACTTCGACTCGAACGGGAACGGCCGCTGGCCGGACCTCTCGGTGTCGACGCTGATCGCGCGCGCGCGCGGCCGCACCGGGACGGCGAAGGTGTTCAAGCAGGCGCGGAAGGGCGTCGAGAGTCGCGCGCTCACGAAGCACGCCCAGACGATCATCGAGGGCGCAAAGGCGCTCATCTGGTCGGGCAGGCTCTACCGTTCGATCACCTATCTCGCCGATCGCGCGTTCGTCGAAGTCGGTTCGAACTTGAAGCAGGCCGCGCGCCTCTTCTTCGGCTCGGGGCCCGGCGTGCGGCCGGCGACGCCGGCGCGCAATCCGTTCGAGCTTCTGCCCGGTGACGAGCAGACGATCATGGAGCTCTATCGGATCTACCTCACGGGAGGGCTCACGTGAGCTACCTCGTCGAGGTCACGTGGGAGCAGATCCTGGCCGGCATGATCGCCGAGCTCACGCCGGTGCTCAACGTCGACGGCACCGATCCGACGAAGTACCTCCGCCAGCTCGACGTCTACGTCGGGCAGTTCGAGGGCGAGGAGGGCATGGTGCAGGGCGGCATCGCGGGGCGCACGCCCGCCGTGCTCGTCGATCTCGCCGGCGAGAAGTCGCTCCACTCGACGGTGGCGCGCAACTTCGATCACGTCGAGGGGACGTTCCTCGCGATATGCGCGACCGACGTGCACCGCACGCGGAAGGATCGCGAGCGCCTCTTCGCCGTGATGCGGGACGTGCGCAGGCGGCTCGGGGGCCGCCGCCTCGGCCTCCAGATCTCGGGCCTCCGCTACGACGGCCTGGTGGTGGTGGCCGAGCGGCCCCAGCTCCTCGCCTACGGTGTGAAGTTCACGACGCGCTACCACGTCGACCTCACCCGCTCGACGTCGAACGACCTCTTGCTCGAGACGACCGGAACGATCACCAACACCGACGAGCCGCCGAAGACGATCGGCGGTCTCGACCAAACCTTCTGAGGGAGGACCGGATGTCGAAGCCCAAGATGCTCTGGATCGTGGCGACGGGCGATCCCGTCCCCCGCGAAGAAGCGCCACGCCGCTACGTGACGAAAGAGGCGCCGGTCGGCGTGATCTGGAGCTGGTACTACCAGCGCCGCATCGCGACCGGCGAGCTCCGCGAAGTGTCGAAGCCGGCCGAGGCGCCGGCGGCCGTCAACCCGAAATCGGAGGCGAAGTAAGCCATGGCCCCTCAGATCGATCTCCCTCCCGAGATTTCGCGGAGCGACAAGACGCCGCGCACCGCCGTCGCCTTCGATCGCACGAGCGGCGTCAAGCAGACCTCCGACCTGCAGAAGTTCGTGCTGCTCGTCGGGCAGAAGCTCGCCGCGGGCTCGATCGCCTCGGGCGTCCCCGTCGACCTCTTCCGCGAGACCGACTCCGAGAACTTCTTCGGCCCCGGCTCGGTCCTCGACGCGATGGCGAAGGCCGCGTTCAAGGCGTACCCGCTCGTGCGGATGCGCGCCGTTGCCGTCGACGATCCGGTGGGTGCGAAGGCGACGAACACCGTCACCTTCGTCGGCACCGCGACCGGCGCCGACGGGGCGGAGCTCTTCGTCGCGGGCCGGCGCGTCGCCGCGCAGGTCTCCACCGGCGACACGGCCACGGTCATCGCGGCGGCGCTCCGCGACGCGGTGAACGCGATCGTCGATCTGCCCGTGGTCGCGACCGCGGCGGCCGGCGTCGTCACGCTCACCGCCCAGAACAAGGGCGTCGCGCCGAACGACATCTCCGTCCGCGCCGACATGCTGCTCGGCACGAGCGGCGTCACCGTCGCCGTCGGGACGGCGAAGATGACCGGCGGCGCCGGCGCGATCGACGTGACCGCCGCGCTCGCCGCGGTCGCGGCGGTGCGCCACCACGACATCGCGCTCGGCGTGAACGACGGCACGAACGCCGGCGTCCTCTCGGGCTTCCTCGATCTGCAAGGCGACGCCGAGCACTCGCACGGCCAGGTCGGCATCATCGCGGTGGCGACGCCCGCCTCGCTCGCGTCGACGACGACGCTCGCGACCACGCTCGACGGCGTGCGCATGCTCGTCTACTGGCTCGAGGGCTCGGAGAGCTGGTTCCCGACGGTGGCGGCGGCCGCCGCCGCCGTCATGTCGAGCGAGGAGGATCCGGCGAAGCCGTACAACACGCTCCCGCTCCCCGGCATCCTGCCGCCGCCGATCGCGTCGCGCCCGATCCGGGGGGAGATCACGAGCGCCCTCGCGAACGGCGTCTCGCCGCTCGTCGTCGTGCCGGGCGACCAGGTCGCGATCCTGCGCGCCGTCTCGACGCACACGCTCGACGGTGGCGGGCACCCCGACTACTCGGTGTTCGACATCATGACCATCCAGTCGTTCGACTACATGCGCGACAACATCGAGCAGATGTTCTCCGAGCGCTACGCGCGCTCGAAGTGGGCCGACGACGATCCCGACGGGCTTCTGCCGCCCGACGTCGCGACGCCGGCGAAGGTGAAGGACGACATCATCGACGTCTGCCGCACGCTCGAGCGGCTCGGCATCCTGCAGCAGGTCGAGGAGCTCAAGGACGAGATCGTCGTCAACAAGGTCGGCACCAACTGCCAGTTCTCGATCCCGGCCGACTTCGTCCAGTCGCTGCAGGAGGCGCTCGGCAAGATCGTTCTCATCCAGGCGCCGTTCGCGGCGTAACGAAAGGAGCCCGCGATGCCCACTCCCGAATACGTCGAGTTCATCAGCCTGCGCATCGGCTCGCAGGCGCTCGACGACGTGATCGTCGACGTGACCGAGTCGACGGACACGCCGACGAAGACGGTGAACACGATGAACAAGCGCCGTCGCGCCCGCGGCTACAAGCAGGGCAACACGAGCTTCGGCCTCGACGTCACCGCCGAGCAGATCGTCGACCCGAACATCCCCGACTGGGAGACGCTGGTCGCGAACCGCACCGAGTTCTCGATCACGAAGACCCCGTCAGCCGGCCCCACCGTCACCTACAGCCGCTGCCGCGCGACGAGCGCGCAGCGGAAGACCTCCGACGGCGACGGGAGCTACACGGTGAAGGTGATCGCGCTCGAGAAGAACCCGAACTAAACGCACGTTCGAATCGCACAGGAGCCCCCTTTGTCGAAATCGTTCCTCGAGAAGATCGAGCCGAGCGCGCCGCGCGCGAAGCTCGTCCCGTTCCCCGGCGCCCCCGGCGTCGAGGTGCGCCTCCGCGTCCTCGGCCAGACCGATCTCGAGCGCGCGCATCTCGAGACGGCGGAGTACTTCAAGAAGCTCGCCGCCGAAGCGAAGGCGGCGCGGCGTCCGGCGCCGCCTTCGGATCCGACGGCGATCACGTTCCTCATGCGGGAGCGCGCCGCGCTCCTCTTCCTCGCCGCGCGCGATCCCGAATCGGGCGAGGCGATCTCGCGCGACACCGACGAGCTCGCGGCGCAGCCGTCGGAGGTGATCGCCGAGCTGTACAACGAGTGGACGTCGCTGCAAGGCTCGGTCGCCGCGCGCCCAAACTCGCGCGAGGAGACCGATGCGCTCGTCGAGAATCTAAAAAAAAACATCCACTCGGTTCGGCTCGACGTGTTGCCTTCGACTTTGCTGAGCGAGCTCGTGCGTACTTTGGTGTCGCGGCTTGCGACCTCGACGACGGACAGCTCTGGTGGTTTTGCGGAATGATCGCAAGCGGCAACGAGATGCGCGCCGACGAGGACGCGCGCCGGCGGGGAAAGTCCCCGCCGAAGCGCTCCGTCTCCCGCCTCGCGCTCAAGAAGCTCGCCGAGCGGGCGAGGGCGAAGAAGCGCTCCGCCCGAGGCGGACGATGAAGGTCGGCGCGGTCGAGCTCGAGCTCGACGACTCGGGCCGCATCCTCGGCCCGAACGGTCCGCTCGAGCTGCCGGGCGCGCCGCTGTGCGGTGTGCGCCACCCCGACATCGTGGGGATCGCGTGCACGCTCCTTTTCCACGTGGAAGGGCCGCACCGCCATTCCGCGATCACGTGGGATGACGCCCCGTGACGATGGAGGCGAAGTTCCGGGTCTCGCTCGAGGGCAAGGACGAGCTCTCGCAGTTCTTCGAGCGCTCGGGGCGCGGCGCGAAGACCTTCTCCTCGATGATGCATTCGGAGCTCAGCAAGGTCGGCGCCGACCTCGGCTCGATGGTGCGCTCGACGACGAGCGCGATCGCGGGGCTCGGTGGTCTCGCCGCGAGCTTCGGCTTCGCGCAGCAAGCCCGCGGCGTGGTGGAGCTCCGCGATGCGATCCAGGGCGTCGCCGTCACCGCCGGCCTGGCGGACGATCAGATCGCGGGCCTGCGCGCGCAGATCCTCTCGGCCTCGCAGGCGACGAACCAGTTCGGCCAGGAGCTCACCGATGCGCTGGGCGCGTTCGTCGCGAAGACGGGCGACGTCGAGACCGGCCGCAAGAACCTCGAGCTGTACGGCAAGACCGCGACGGCCACGCGCGCCTCGATCGCCGACATCGCGAACATCGGCGCCGATCTCAAGAAGCTCAACATCGGCGGCGACCAGACGCGATCCTTTGCCATCCTCGCGAAGCAAGCCGACGTCGGCGCCGTCGAGCTCAAGGATCTGGCATCGCAGGGGCCGCGCCTCCTCTCGGCGTTCGGTGCGGCAGGACTGAAGGGTGAGAAGGGCCTACGCGAGGGCGGCGCGTTCGCGCAGGTGGCACAACTCGGCACCGGCAACGTCGAGCGCACATCGACGGCGGTCGAGGCGGCGTTCCGCGATGTGATGCACGCGAACAAGATGGGCAAGCTGCGGGGCTCGGGGATCGACGTACTCGATCCGAAAACGCATGAGATGCGCGACCAGGTCGAAGTCATCCTGGACATCATCCGCAAAACGAAGGGCCGCCAGGATCTGCTCACCTCCATTTTTCAGGAGGAGAGCATCCGCGCGATCAACCCGCTCGCAAAGGAGTTCCGCGAGACGGGCGGCTTCGCGACGTACGAGAAATTCCGCGACGTCTCGGGCGACGAGTCGATCATCGATTCGAAGTTCAAGCAGAACACGAACACCGCGGCTGCCCGATTCAAGCAGGCGCAGATCAAGATGCAGGGCAACGCCGACAAGAACCTCGGCGACAAGATCGATCAGCTCTCGACGCACGCCGACCTGGTCGCGGAGCTCCACCAGGGCGTGCTCGAGCACCCGCTCCTCGCCGCCGGCGGACTGGTCGGCGGCAAGCTCGCGCTCGGGGTGGGCGGCCGCGCCATTAAGGGGGCGGCTGGCGGCCTCCTCGATCGCCTCTTCCCCGGCGCCGGCGCGGCTGCGAGCGCGGTCGCCGGCGGCGACCAGGGCGACGGCTCGCGCGTCTTCGTGACCAATTGGCCCTCGAGCTTGGGCGGTGGTTCGGGCACGCTCCCTGGCGCGGCGGGCCTTGGCCTGCCGGGCGTCGGTGGCGCCGGCGGTCTCGCCGCGTCGCTCCCGCTCATCGCCTCGCTCGGCGTGGTGGTGGGCGGGATGGCCGCCCAGGTCGAGACGCTCGTCGAGCTCGGCAAAGCCTCGGCGATGAAGCAAGGGTTCGCCGTCACTGAGATCAAGCCGGAGGCGGCGGCCGAGCTGGCGGCGGCGGCGGCGGCGGCCGAAGAGCGTGGTCGCCAGGAGCGCGGGAGGGAGGGCGGCCTCCTATTATATAGAGAGGAGCAGCGCAAGAAGGACGAGGCGGCGGCCAAGGCGGCGAAGGAGGGGGCGGCGATCGCCGGGATCGGCGAGGGCACGGTCGGCGCCTACGGCGGGATGGTCACGCCGGCCCAGATGCGGGCGGCCTACAAGGGGCAGGGCTCCTACGGCCTCTCGGCCGAGCTCGTGAAGCAGCGGTTCGGCGAGCAGCAGGCGACGCTCCGCGCGATGGCGGGCGGCCTCGAGTCGGGCCTCGATACCGGCTTCGTGGGCGAGCAGACCGAGGGCGGCGCGAACATCCTCGCTGCGATCGCGCGCTCGAACCCCGAGTTCGCGGGAGCGTCGGGGAAGCGAAAGGCCGCGATCCTGCGCGCGATGGCTGGCCGGAACGATCTTGCCGGTGGCGTGAACGGCGGCCACATCGCCGCGGGCTACAACCCGTTCGCGCTCTTCAATCGCGACGGCATGACGATGCCCTCGCACGACATGACCGACCTCGGTACGCCCGAGACGGCGGCAACCGCCGCGCCGCCCGACGTCAACTTGAACCTGGTCGTCAACATCAACGGTGACGACGTCACGACCGAGGGCGACGGCACGCGCGGCGCGCGGGTGGCGGTGAAGCGCGGCGCGGGGGCCTCGAGCTGATGGCCGGCGCGACGTGGGAGGAGATCCTCCAGACGGGATCGTGGAAGGGCGTGCGCTTCGACTTCGTCTCGGTGCGCGACGAGCACGCGCGCGAGCTCGACCGGCGCGAGTATCCCGGCCGCCCCGGCCAGGAGATCGAAGACCGTACGCGCAAGGGCCTCACGATTTCGGTGCGCGCGGTGTTCGTCGAGGAGGACTATCCCGACCAGCTCAACGCCGTCTTGAAGGCGGTCGACGAGGGCGGGATCGGTGAGCTCGTGCACCCGGTGTTTGGGACGATGCAGGCCGCGGTGCAGAGCGCCATCGTCACGCACGACGCCGACGACTCCCTCGACGCGGCCATGGTCGACATCATCTTCGCCGAGCACAGCACCAACGCGATCGGGCCGTTCGAGACGTCGGAGAGCCTCGCCGCGCTGGCGAGCGCGACGCGCGCCGCGTGCGACGACGTGAACACCGCGGCCGCCAAGATGGACGCGTTCCTCTCGAGCGGGGGCACGCCGTGACGGCGATCGCCGCCGCCGCCGCGCTCGCCTCGAGCCGCTGCTCGAGCGTGACCGATCAGCTCGAGGCGGGCAGCAACGACATGAGCGCCGCCGAGATCGAGGCGCTCGTGAACGGCGCGCTGAACCTCGTCGACCAGGCACTCGCTGCGATCCCCGACTTCACCGCCGCCGAGAGCTACGACCTCGCGAACGCGCTCACCGCCATGGCGGCGCGGCTCGAGACCTACGCGCAAGCGATCCTCGAGGCGAAGCCGCCGCTCATCGAGCGCGTGGTCGCCGCCGACGCGCCGCTCCTCGTCTGGGCGCACGAGACCTACGGCGACTCGTCGCGCGCCGACGAGCTCCTGCGTCTCAACTCGATCCCTGATCCTCTTCTCGTCCCCGCCGGGACGCGGCTTCGGTGCTATGCCGTCTGACACGAGCGATCGCGTGAAGGTGGCCGTCGCCGGCGTCGAGTACTCGAAGTGGTTCGAGGTCGAGATGGACTCGGACATCTTCATGCCGGCCGATGCGTTCTCCGTGCGCGCGCGCGCGCCCGGCGCGCAGCTCGTCGGCGCCTTCCGAGAGGGCATGTCGTGCGACGTCTACGTCGGCGACGATCGCCAGATGGCGGGCGTGATCGACGACGTCGTGGTCGAAGGGACGCGCTCGGCCGAGACGCTGGCGCTCACCGGCCGCGACAAGGGCGCTTTCCTCGTCGACGGAGAGGCGGAGACGATCCGTGCAGCGAAGTATTCAGCGAAGACCCTCGCCGAGAAACTGCTCAAGCCGAGCTGGGGGATCAAGAACGTAGTCTTCTCGAACGCCCTCAACCGGAAACTGCTGCTCGGGAAAAAGGATCGGAAGTCGAAGGCCGGCACCTCGCGCAATGCGCCCGTCTTCGCCGACGGGTTCTCGCCGCGCGCGGTGACGAAGGTCGATCCGGGCCAACGCGTCGCGCAGATCCTCGATCAGCATCTTCGCCAGCTCGGGCTCATGTGGTGGCTCTCGGCGCAGGGCGATCTCTTCATCGGCAAGCCTGACTACGAGCAGGAGCCGAGCTTCTATTTCTACTCGTTCCCGCCGGGCGACAAACGCGCCGTCGACAACAACGTCGAGTCGTACACGGTCACGCGCTCCATCGGCGAGCGCTTCTCGGAGATCCGCGTCGTCGGCAATACGGCGGCCACCGGCACCGGCGCGAACATCTTCACCGGCGACTCGTCGAAGACCGGCGGCTCGTTCAAGGCGGCCGCCACCGATCCGGATCTCGTGAACCGCAACATCGAGCGCCGGATGATCTTGACCGACGGCGACGTCGCGAACGCGTCGCAGGCGAAGAACCGCGCCGAGTACGAGATGGGGAGGCGCCGACTCTCCGCGCTCACGATCAAGATCACCGTCCCCGGCTTCCGCGGGGGCCGCGACGGCTCGCGCCTCTACACCATCGACACGCTTGCGACGGTGCGCATTCCGACGGCGGGCATCGATGGGCAGTTCTACGTGGCGCAGCGGAAGTTCATCGAGACGCGCCCCAAGCGCCGCACCGAGCTCACGCTGCACGAGAAGGGTGTGTTCCTGCCATGACGCCGCTCGACGTGAAGCGGATGGTCGACGGTGCGCTCTCGCGCTTTCGCACGATGATCGAACGCGTCTCGAACGTCGTCTTCGCCGACGACGGGATCACCGCGAAAGGGATGGCCGGCGACGACGTCGGCGCCGACTGGGGCGGAGCCTACGGCTTTCAGTCGCGGCCGCCCGACGGCGGCGAGGGCGTGATCGCGAAGGTCGAAGGGCGCGGCGCGAACGCCGTGCTCCTCTCGTACCGGCATCGGCGGTACGAGCTCGCCCTCGAGAAGGGCGAGCTCGTGATGGTCGATGATCAAGGCCAGAAGGTGCACATCCAGCGCGCGCTCATCGCGCTCGTCGCCGGCGCCTCGAAGATCGAGATCAACAAGGACGGCGACGTGAACGTCGTGCCCAAGGGCGGCCAGAAGTTCAACATCGGCGAGTCGGGGCTGCAGGCGATCCCCGTCGGCGACGATCTCGAGACGCGGCTACAAACAATCGAAAACGCGATCAACAATTTCCAGTTCAACATTGCGCTCGACGCAACGACGCCGCTCACGACGACGAATGCCGTCGTCGGCGCACCCTGCACCGTCACCGCCGGCGTGCTCAAGCCACATGCGCCGATCATTTCAGGGCCACCATCGATCAAATCGACGGTCGGCTTCGTGAAGAAGTAGATGCCGATCCTCGATCGCATCGTCGACGCAGTGAGCGGCGACTTCTCGCCGGCGCCGCGGGGCGCGTTCGTCACCGACGACGTGCTTAAGAACAAGATCGCGCTCTCCTTCCGCGTGCCGCTCGGGAGCTGGGAGGGCGCGCCCTATCTCGGCCATCGCTTCGGCGAGCTCGCGCGCGACAAGATGCTCGCCGAGACGCCGCTTCGCGTGCGCGATCTCGCGCGCGCCGCCGTCGCGTGGCTCGTCGCTTCGGGCGAGCTCGACCACGTCGACGTGACGGTCGAGCAGCAGGGCCCGCAGCGCATCGCCTTCGAGGTCGACTGCTACGCGCCGGGGCGGCCGCCGTTCGATCTCGGGCCGTTCTTCGTCGTAGTCGGGGGAGGCGCCTGATGCCGTTCGATGTCCCAAGCCGCGAAGACCTCTTCGCCGAGTTCATGAACGCCATCCAGTCGGCGTTCCCCGAGAAGAACACGTCGAAGGGCTCCGATCCTTTCCGCCTCGGCCGCGTCGTCTCGGGCGCGGTGTGGTCGGTGATCGCGAAGCTCCTCTTCGCCGAGAAGAACTTGTTCCCCGACACCGCGCGCGCCGACTTCGCCGATCGCTGGGGCAATATCTTTGGCGTCCCGCGCAAGGGCGCGACGCCGTCGCACGGGACGCAGGCGCTTGCCGTCACCGGCGTCGCCGGATCGCCGGTGCCGAACGGCAGCGAGCTCGCCCACGCGGACGGCACGCTCTACCAGGTCGCAAGCGTTGGCGCCGTGCTCAACGGCGGCGGCAACGTGACCGTCGACGTGGTCGCGATCTCTACCGGCTCCGCCACGAACAAGCGCATCGGCGACGTGCTGACATTCACCGCGCCACCTGTCGGCGTCGATCCCGTTGCGACTCTCGTCGCCGATCTGGTCGATGGCGACGACACCGAGATCGATGACGCCTACGTGCCGCGCTACTCGCAAGAGATCGCCGACTCACCCGAGGGCGGCGCGGCGAAGGACTATCTCGACTGGGCGCTCGCAGTCCCCGGCGTCGCGACGGCCTATGTCTGGGCGCATCGGCGAGGTCTCGGCACGATCGATGTTGCCGTGCTCGGCGCGGGCTCGGGCGCCGCACGCATCCTCGCCGACCTCACCGCCGTGGTGAACTATATTGCAGCTCGCCGCCCGGCCGGCGTGAAGGACATCGCAGTGCTGGTTGTTACGCCCCAGTCGGTCGACGTCGCATGCGAGATCGCGATCGACGACAAGGCCGGATTCGTCTGGGATTGGGACGACGGCGGCTCATCCGCATTCATCATCACGGCGTTCAACGCGGGCACGAAAACGATCACGCTCGGCGGCGGCCTCCCCGCGGGCCTCGCGGTCGGCGATCGCCTCACGATCTCGTCGACGGGCGAGGAGGCGAAGATCACCGTCATCGACGTCGTGCACAACATCCTCACGATCGACGCGTGGCCATCCGTCGATCCGACGGTGGGCACTTCGTTCATTCGCGCGAGCGGCGACCTGGTCGTGCCGGTGCGCACCGCGCTTCTCGCGCGCTACGACTCGCTCGGGCCTGCGCGCAACACGCGTGCGGCGATCTTCTGGGATGACAGCCTGCGCATCGCGAAGCTCCTCGCTTCGGCGACCGACGTCGCCGGCGTCGTCGACGCCGATCTCACCACGCCCGGCGCGAACGTCTCGCCATCGGATCCTTTGCCCACGCAGACCACCACCGTGCCCTTGATCGTCCCGGGCTCGGTCCTGGTCACCAAGAAGGCGAGCTAGTTTGCCCGCCGGTCCTCTCTCTTACGATCGAGTGCTCGCGGCATTGCTGCGCCTAGAGCCGCCGATCTTCTATTCGCAGGATCCGAATAGCGACGTCGTCAAGGAGCTCGGCGCGATCGCCTCGGCCCTCGGGCGCGCATGTGATTCGCTCGAGCTGCTCATCCGCGACTTCCTGCCCGATCGAACGACGACGATGCTCGATCTGTGGGAGGGCGTCGCGGGCCTCCCGGTCCGCAATGGTGACGACGCCGCATTGCGCCGGGCGCGCATTCTCGCGCGCCTCCTCCGCTCGAAGGGCTACACTACGGCGCGCATTCAGCGATTGCTCGCTGGCCTTCTCGATTGCGATCCGTCGGGCGTGCTGCTCACCGAAGCAACGCGCGCCACCATCGAGGCCGCGCTCACCGCGACAGAGACGCCGCCTCTCGCGATCCCAATCCCCTCAGGCGCGCCGGGCCTCACGCGATCCTGTTATGTCCCCTGGCCGGATCTCGTCGATGCAGACGGCGTCGTCGTGACCATCCAGATCTCCGCGTGCCTCGCATCGCGTTTGACGATCACGCTTCACCACGCAGGGCGAAGCTGGATCGTCCCCAACAACAACATCGGCTTCTGGGGGACTCGCACGCTCGGCACGGCGACGGCGTTCCTCGGGGCTCCCGCCGCCGGCCCGTGGTTCTTGTCCATCGTGCGGACCCCGTCCTTCGGGCCGTCGCCGACGCTTCTCACGTGGAGCCTGCGCGTCTCGAACGATCTCGATGCGCGCTCGATCTACTACTTCTTCGTGCAGCGCGATCCAGTGCTGGCGCCGAGCGTGAATACCGACATCGCGCGCACGCAGGCGCAGCTCGTGCGATCGGCGGCGGCGGAGCTCGAGCCGCACGTGTGCGAGACGAGCGATCTGCTTTGCGACAACACGCAGTCGCTCACCGACCGCGAACCCCTGGGAGTCTGAAATGGGAAATCTTCCATACGCGCGCAACCGCACTTACGCGCCGAATCAACCCGTTCAGAGTGCCGATTTGAACGACATTCAAGACGGCATCGTTCGCGCGCACGAACAGGCGAGCGGTCGGCAGCTCGTGATCGTCGACGAGTTCGAGGAGGGGGCGCTCGCCAATCGATGGACGTCGCTCGGCTCAGTCGCGGTGGGCGATGACGGCGGCAACGTCGACGCCTGGGGCATCGTTCATCTCGACACCGTCGCCGGCGCGACGGCAGCGATCGCGCTCGCTCGACGCGTCCCGCTGGGGGCGCGCGTGTGGCGGCTCTCCTGCCTCGTGCGCTCGCCGACGCGGAGCGTGGATGCGTTGACGACTCTCGCGATCGGCGTCGGACCGCCCGGCGCGCTGACCGCCGATCCCGATGGCGCGTCGTTCACGATCACCAATGGCCAGGCGAACTGGCAATGGCGGCGATCGAGTGGCGGTGTGACGACGGGCGACTCGGGCGTCGCCTGCACGCTCGCGCCGGGCGCCGCTGCCGACTGCGCCTACCAGCACCTCGAGCTGCGCTGCGACGGCGCCACGCTCAGCTGGTTGATCGATGGCGTGGTGGTGCAGACGGCCGCAGTCCCGCCCGACGTGTTGAACGGCTGGCAGGTCAAGCTGAGGCTGTTCGTGGACGGCGCGGACGGGGGCAACACGAGCTGGAACTTCGACTCCGTCAAGCTGTGGGTTCAGCGCTGATCCGCGCCCACTTATCCACAGCCCCCCGCCTTGTTGAAGTGCTACTTTAACTTTTGGGGCGTAAGTGGCCGGTGAGCGATCGTGGGCGATCACACGCCATGGCGACCTTGGTGTGGGCCGGATTACGCCGATTTTGGCGAAACGGACACTCATTAGCGCCGAAGTGGACACTCATTCTGTCCGGCCACATCGGCGGCGGCCTGACCGAGTGGGTGCGCGACGCCGAAGCCGCCTTCGCCGGCGACTGCTG